ATGAAACTTGGAATGAAATAATGAAAGGTAAAGAAGGGTTACCTTGGTATAAAAACCCTGCATTTAAAGGATCAGCAAGATTTTAATATGAAAATAGGTTTTTGTGGAACAATGAGTGTAGGTAAAACTACATTAGTAAAGGCATTAAAAGAATTACCTGAATTTAAAGATTATACCTTTAGAACAGAACGTTCAAAATATCTTATGGAAATGGGTATTCCATTAAATACAGATTCAACATTAAAAGGACAATTAGTTTTTGCAGCTGAAAGAGCAAGTGAATTAATGCAAGAAAAAATTATAACTGATAGAACAATAGTTGACGTAATAGCATTTGCTAAATTATCTAAATCTATGACTAAGGGTGAAAAATTTTATTTTAATGCTACTATTCAACCTTTAATGCAAGAATATGATATTTTATTTTATGTTTCACCTGAAGGTGTAAAAATAGAAGATAATGGTATAAGAGAAACAGATGCTAAGTATAGAATGGCAATTGATAAAGAAATAAGATCACAAATACAAATGCATAGAATTGGGGTTATTACTATTAAGGGTACAACTAAAGAACGTATAGAACAAATTAAAAATACTGTGGCTCAATACGTATAACCACATGGCTAATACTAATATAAAACAAATCATAAAACAGGAGTACATTAAATGTGCTAAAGATCCTGTTTATTTTATGAAAAAATATTGTTTTATACAACACCCTACTAGAGGTAGAATACAATTTAATTTATTTCCTTTTCAAGAAAAGGTATTAACATTATTAAACAAAAATGATAGAAATATTATTTTAAAATCCAGACAATTAGGTATATCTACGTTATCAGCGGGTATTTCCTTATGGATGATGGTATTTCAAAAAGATAAAAATGTATTAGTAGTAGCTACCAAACAAGATACAGCTAAAAACTTAGTAACTAAGGTAAAATATATGTATGATAATTTACCTTCCTGGTTACAAATTGGATTTGTTGAAAAAAATAAATTAGCCCTACGACTAAAAAACGGTTCTCAAATTAAAGCAGTATCAGCAGCAAGTGATGCTGGTAGATCAGAAGCAATTTCTTTACTAATTATTGATGAAGCCGCTTTTATTGAAGAAAATAGAATAGAAGATATTTGGGCGTCATCACAACAAACACTTTCAACCGGTGGTAGAGCTATTGTATTATCTACACCTAACGGAACAGGTAATTTTTTCCATAGAATGTGGGTTAAAGCACAGGAAAATCAAAACGGGTTTTTACCTATAAAATTACCCTGGACTGTACATCCTGAAAGAAACCAACAATGGAGAGATCAACAGGATGCAGAATTAGGGGGAAGAATGGCTGCTCAGGAGTGTGATTGTGATTTTACAACATCAGGTAATACTGTATTTGATCCCGAACTTTTATCATATTATGAAAAAACCTTTTTATGTGAACCTGTAGAAAAAAGAGGCATAGAAGGTAGTTTACATATTTGGGAATATCCAGATTATACTAGAAAATATATGATTGTAGCGGATGTGGCCAGAGGTGATTCTAAGGATTATTCGGCATTTCATATAATAGATATTGAAAATGCTATACAAATAGGTGAATTTAAGGCACAAATAGGTACAAAAGAATATGGCCATATGTTAGTAGCTATAGCAACAGAATATAATAATGCTTTACTTGTAATTGAAAATGCTAATATAGGATGGAATACTATTCAAGTAGTAATAGATAAAGGATATAATAATTTATATTATTCACCTAAAGGAGACGCAGGAACTAATGCTGAAGCGTTTTTAGCTAAAGGATATGATATAACAGATACATCTAAAATGGTACCTGGTTTTACTATGTCTATGAAAACTAGACCATTAACTATAGGTAAATTAGATGCTTATATGAGAGAAAAATCAGTTACTATACAAGGTAAAAGAACATTGGAAGAATTAAGAACTTTTATTTGGAAAAATGGAAGAGCGGAAGCACAAATAGGGTATAATGATGATTTAGTTATGTCTTTAGCAACAGGATGTTATGTAAGAGATACAGCTCTTAAATTTGCACAACAGGGTATAGATTTAACAAGGGCTACATTAAGAAATTTAGGAAAAAGTGCCCCCAGTATTTATACGGTGGGAACAAGTAAAAAACAATCTGGATGGATCCAGGATTTGGGAGAACAAGGTCAACAGGATTTGACTTGGCTTCTTGATTAATATGTATAAAAAAACAATATATGGCAGATACTAGTTTATTTTCAAGACTACAACGTTTATTTTCAAGCGATGTTATTATTAGAAATGTAGGAGGAAAAAGATTAAAAGTAATGGATACTGCTAGAATCCAAAAATATGGAAATCTGGCTACTAATTCCCTATATGATAGATTTACCCGTTTACATAAACCTAGAGGTTCATCATTACAATATAATCCTACACTTAATTACCAATCTATGCGTCTACAGCTTTATAGTGATTATGAAGCTATGGATCATGACCCTATAATTGCTGCGGCATTAGATATTATTTCGGACGAAACAACTTCAAGAAATGAATATGGTCAAGTTTTAAATATTAATTCATCAGATGAAAATATTAGAAAAGTATTACATAATTTATTTTATGATGTACTAAATGTAGAATTTAATTTATCTACATGGATTAGAAACATGTGTAAATATGGTGATTTTTATCTTAAATTAGAAGTATCAGAAAAATTTGGAGTATATAATGTTTTACCTTTATCTGTTTATGAAGTAGTAAGAGAAGAAGGTACGGATCCCGAAAATCCATCTTATACTAGATTTTCATTAGACCCAAATGGATTAGCTAGTGGTGCTACTAATACTATTAGAAGAGACCAATACCAATTAGAAAATTATGAAGTAGCACATTTTAGATTACTTACAGATTCTAATTATCTTCCCTATGGTAGAGCTTTTTTAGAACCGGCTCGTAAAGTATTTAAACAATTAATGTTAATGGAGGATGCTATGTTAATACATAGAATTATGAGAGCACCCGAAAAAAGAACTTTTTATATTAATGTAGGAGCTATACCACCAGAACAAGTAGAACAGTTTATGAGTGAAACTGTTAATAAAATGAAAAAAACTCCTTATATAGATCAACAAACGGGTGATTATAACCTAAAATATAATATGCAAAATATAACTGAGGATTTTTATATTCCAGTTAGAGGTAATGATAATGCTACTCGTATTGAAACAACTAAAGGTTTAGATTATGATGGTACTCAAGATATAGAATATTTAAAAAATAAAATGATGGCCGCTTTAAAAATACCTAAACCTTACTTAGGATATGAGGAAGGTATTGAAGGTAAATCTACATTAGCTGGAATGGATGTAAGATTTGCAAGAACCGTAGAACGTGTTCAAAGAATTGTGGAATCCGAATTAACTAAAATAGCATTAGTACATTTATATTCTCAGGGCTTTACTGATGAACAATTAGTTGATTTTTCACTTGAATTAACTACACCTTCAGTAATTTATGAACAAGAAAAAGTAGAGTTATTTACGGCAAAAACTACTGTAGCGGGAGATATGATGGATAAAGGATTATTTTCAAAAGATTGGGTTATGGAAAATGTATTTGGTTTATCTCCTGATGAATATGATGGTGAAAAAGAACAACAAGTAGATGATGCAATGCATAAATTTAGACTTTCTCAAATTGAAAATGAAGGTAACGATCCCGCCGAATCAGGTATGTCTTATGGTACTCCCCATGATTTAGCATCATTATATGGTAATAAAAGAGATAAAGCTGTGGGCCCAGCCCAAATTCCTTCGGGATATGATGAAAAACAACCTGGTAGACCTATAAATGATCCTACAAAATATGGTTCTGATAAGAGTAATTTTAGCCGGGATCCTCTTGGTAAACAAGGACAATCTTCTCCTAGACAAGAAAAACCATCAGATGGTAATAAAGTTTCTACATTTGAAGCAAAAAACTTAAAAAAATCATTGCAAAAAATACTTAATAAAAAACAAATGTTAAACGAAAAAGAAGAAAATGGATTATTATCTGAGAAAAATATTAAGTCTTAGAAAAAAGTCTATATTTATATACAGATAAATTGCAATTTATAATGAAAGTAAAACATTCTAAGTACAAGAATACTGGAATTTTATTCGAACTCCTTACTAGGCAATTAACAGCCGATACTATAGCTGGTAGTAATCCTAAAGCCTTATCAATCATTAAAAAATATTTTAGTGGTGATTCCACTTTATTGAAGGAATATAAAATATATCACACATTTATAGGAAAAAAGTATAAAAAAGAAAGTAAGGCTACTATATTAATTGATACTTTAATTGAAGCTTATAGTAGATTGAATAAAGGCCAGTTAAGAAGAGAAAAATATAATTTAATTAAAGAAATAAAAGAAACTTATGATATAAATAATTTCTTTAAGTCTAAAATTTCTAACTATAAAGTATTAGCATCTATTTTTAATCTTTTAGAAAATAATAATGCTTCTCCTTTATCTATAGTTAATTCTAAAGTAACATTATTAGAACATATTACAGGTAAATCTTTAAATAATAAACCTAAGAAAAATATGGTAATGGAAGATTATACTAAATATGATAAAGATACTAGATTACTTACTTATAAAGTTTTACTTGAAAAATTTAATGACAAATATAGTGGTTTAGGTGAAAACCAAAAAGCATTATTAAAAGAATATGTAAATAGTGTTACTAATAGTCCCGCTCTTAAATCTTTTATAAATAAAGAAATTAAAGAAGTTAAAAAAGCAATCATTGGATTTACTAAAAAAGTAAATGATAAAGCAGTAGTTGTAAAACTAACTGAAACTAAAAACATGATTAAACCATTATGTAAAAAATCATCTGTTAATGATGATAATGTTATTAACTTGCTTAACTATTATGAATTAGTAAACGAGTTAAAAACAATCCATGGTTAAATTAGTAGACATATATAATATAAAAGAATCTACTTTTAGTGAATTAAAAAAAGATAGAGACCCGGCTCGTGGTAATAAAGGAAAAACAAGCGCTAAAGATTATTATTTAGTGGATGAACCTGCAGATCCCGAAACAGGTAAAGTAAAATCTAAAGTAGTATATAAACGTTCATTTACTAAAATGATTGCCGATTTAGAAGCAGAAACAATAGATTTTAAAAAATTATCAGATGATAATCCTAATGATATGGTATTATATAATTTATCAGAAGAATTAAAAGAATTATTTAATAAATTTAGAACACACGTTAGGAAAAATTATAGAGATGTGGAGGAGGCAAGTGTTCAGGGTACTGGTGCATCTTTTACTCCAGGAGTGGGAGCAGCTTATGCTACACCTTTTGCCTTTGGGGATAAAAAAAGAAAAAAGAAAAAA